AGAGCATAAAGCAGAGGCGGCGAGACAGGCAAACGAGTACAATAAAATCTGTGGGCATCTTTTCAGAGCAAAGTCTTGGCAGGACTTTATCCATCGGCTCTGCAAGAATTGGTGTGTTCGTGTCACGGTGGAAGACAAAGATGCGAAGAATGATTATTCAAAAAAGGAAACATACTATTGGCGAGACATAATTGTCAATGGGTATATCGATGTAAGGCCGGGAGATAAGGTATCGCTAACACTCAAAGTATTGCCAGGTGAATAATGAAACAGATAAGTGACTTGGAACGGTGCCAGGAACTGGCAATGAAAGTGAACGACTTTTGTGACGGGCGGCTGGCGCGCCCACATCCGTACGCTACAGTATATCCATCCGTCAAAGATGAAGACGCGTATTTTGTGGTCTGGGGCCGGTATTCTTTCTACCCGACCAAACGACCACTTGACAACTACCCCGATGTGATGATATATACTTGGGATCTTTGGGACGAAGCAACGGAGAGCACGGTCACTGAGAAAGCATTTTTCTATTCGGTGATTACCGAAGCATTGAGTGGTTACATTTCTGCGGAGGTGGACGAATATCTGTACTGGGACGCAATGGCAGACGACTTAAAGGAGATCGCAGAAGTAAAACTGTCGCAATGGAGAGGAGATTCAAATGAGTAAGGGCAAGAAACACGAGTTGATCGGTGCCATCATTACGGACATCCGTGAGATGACGAACGAAGAGCACGAAGCATTGTTCGGCTGGGAGATGAATGGATTCAATACACCGACTGTCTATCAGTTGACATTGCCTACAGGTGGTAAGATGGGATTGATTGCCTTTGCAGACGAAGAGGGTAATGGGCCAGGTTCGTTCGTTATGATGGACGATCAAATGGGAACCTTTTATGCGGACTATTGGACAACCCAGACAGCGTTTGCGCCGGACGCTGAATAGAACTGGAAACGCGGCGTACATAGGAGACACAAGATGGGACTTTTCAGCCAGAAGAAGGTGTGGCACTCGTACTTGAAACGCGCATCGCCGGTTGTACTACGGTGGAAGGGTGCACCTGTACTATCCAAGTACGACGAAGGCGACCAATACCTCGCCTACTTTGAGGTACAGGGAGATCCGACAGATGGGTACTATTACTACATCGAATCGGAAGACGTACTGAACCAGCTTCGTAACGCACCCTACAAACAATGGGTACGCGTAACGGCGACTGGAGACAATGCAGACACGCATGTACTTGACATGGTACCGTACGACGGTGCAACACCGGAGTCGCAGACAGGACTGTCTGTGACGCCACGTAGCACAGGCGGAGCACAGAAACCCGACTTCAGTACTGGGTTCATTGCTGACGACTACGCCAAGTGTCTGCTCGCGGCATCGAACCTTGCCGCGATGGGACCACTGGATACAGACGATCCGACAGTCATCCAAGCTGTCGCCGCAACATTGTACATCAGTTGGTCCAGGACAGGGTTCACAGTACCGCTTGCAAGTGACGGCGATGTAGATGAGTATATCAACGACTTAGCACCGGACTACGAAGTGTCCGTACTTGAGGAGTTGGATAAGCTCGTTAAGCGGAGCGGCAAATCGCACGACAATCGTAACCTCAAGTCCACTATCGCAAAGATAGAGACAGAGGCCGCTGCACTGAACGAAGAGTCGTACGAGTCGGTTATGAAATGGATTCGTGCAGAGGTAGACTATCAGTTGACCGAAGCCGAAGAGGAAGAGATCGAAGACGATCTGCCATTCTAACCACCACCAGCCCCGGTGTGCATTTACTGGCACCGGGGCACACCATTGGAGGGATAATGTACCACGTATTCCAGTTTTATATGCCGTGTCCCAAATGCGATAACCACGACTTTCTGATCGTCGTGGAGGCAGAGGACGCAATGTACGATGCACCTGGGCATTTCATGGCATACCCGAAGGACGATAACATCTGCCCAAAATGCACACACTCTATTAGCGGTGGCGAAGCAATAGATGCCGCACATCAGTTCCTGGAAGCATTGTCCGAAGAAGAGTACGACCCAGAAAGGGAGAAAGAAGATGAAGTTTGAGATCCAGGAGTACAATGTAGATACAGTTGAAGTAGAGTCTCAAGTGAACAGTGTAAGTTCACAAGTGGAAGCACTTTGTGAACTGGCAGATGGCATTGAAGTGAACAATATAGTGGGACTTAATAATGCACTTGAGGCGATTGAGTCTTTGTCTACACTGTCCAAGACGTTAGAGAGTATTGTAGAGCCTTTCCGTAAGAAGGCATACGACCACTATAAGAGTATCTTGGACGAGAAGAACAAACTCGTTGGTCGTCCCAAGGAAGCTATCAACGCGCTACGCAACAAGATCAAAGAGTTCAATAAACGTGTGGAGCAAGCAAAGGCGGAAGAGGCCAAGGCACTGGCCGAGGCTGGTGGTGCAACCGGTGAGCAGATTGCCCAAATTGAGGCTCCTGTGGCCACGCAGAGCGTCGAGGGACTCCAGTGGCGGGAGCAATGGGGGGCAAGGCTGTCTGATGACTCTGGCGACGCCCTGCGGCTTCTGTGTGGTGCTATTGCGAAGGGTGAGGCTCCGGTGGCATTAGTAGTATTCAACCAGAGCGAGGCTAACAAGCTCGCTCGCTCGCTGAAAGACCTAATGCGTATCCCCGGAATCGTATCCTACAGAGAGAAGGTGCCTGTAGTACGAAGGAGATGAAATGCAATTCAACTACAAGGCGTATGCATCAGATGGTAAATGGAACGTGCGGATCTATTCGACAGACGAAGAAGAGATGATCAAACCATGGGTAGCATTGACAGCTATCATAATCGGGTTCGGTGATGAGGCACCGAACGATGGCACGACCTACTTCAGATACGGAGGTACGCTTGATGACACAGACTTCATCACCGATAAGGAGGAAGAATGGCGATCAGACCACCACCAAGCACAAGGACGTATAGATCAGTAGAGAAAAACCTTGACGAAAGCCATTTCGACGCAGAGTATTACATAAACGAGTTCTGCTATACGCAGGAAGACTACGACGTACTGTGGCTGGCAACACTTGCCTATCGTATGTACAATCCTGCGTGGCGTAAACGCAGTGTGTTTCCGTCAGCCTGTGACATCATAGAGATGCACCTTGGCTATGAGCCATCAGACGAAACGCCTGTTTGGGAATCGTACACAGATAAACGCCTGTCAGTGATTGGACTGTTTGCCGTACAACGGCTGGCCCTGTTCCTGGAAGATGAGTACACCAGGAATGAAGACGATCTTGTGGTTTGCGAGGAGACGGTGTATTGTCCAGTGTGTAACACCGAAAGCATCGATGCATTGTTAGGCTATAAGTTTGAGTATCAGGGTGGGATGCTACATAGGTCAGATGAAATAGGTATGATTAATGCGGCTGTAAACTGTAAATGCAAGTCGTTTGGCGTGTCGGATATCCTGGCAATCGAAGACAGTGCGATTGAAGCTGTGTTCGATGATTTCAATGCGTAAAGGAAAGGTCGGATATGGACGGACGGAAAGGAACTCAACATTGGATACTCATACCACCGTGGATTTTTGCGGATTCTAGACTGAGTTTTACAGAAAAAATGTTGTACGGAAAACTACTTGGCCTGGTAAACCAAAGCGGCTACGCATTTTGTAGCAATGCGTATCTCGCTGAGGAAATGGATATCGACAAAAGAACGGTACAACGAAACCTGCAAAAGATGTCGAAACTGGGTTTCATAGATATTCGGCAAAATGGCGGGAAGCGGCGGATCTATATTACTAATCCAGTAGGTGACACAGATGTCGTGGGGGGTGACAAAAATGTCACGGGGGGGGTGACAAAAATGTCACCCGTAAATAGTAACACTAGTAACACTGGTTACCCAAGAACAGAGAGTAACAGTGTTACAGGTGTTACCAATGAAACAGAGAGTAACTTAATTACCAAAGACGGAGAGAAGAAATATTCGGAAGAGGTAGTCGAGGTTTTCGACTTTTACAAGAAGGCACTCATACGAATAGTCAATATGCCGGAAGAGGAGGTGGAGAAGTTAAAGCTGAAGCGCGGCTCCAACGACAGGGGAGGACATATCAACGCACGACTCAGAGAAGGATACACCGTGAAGCAACTGAAACAGGCGATACTTGCGCTATGCCGAAACGAGTGGTATTTAGAACGCGGCTTGTACGACTTGAAATTTGCGATAGGAAATTCTGAGAAAACTGATAGGGCTTTGCTACAGTACGAAGCGCAGGAACGAAAGAAAGCTAGAGCTACAAAGGAGTTCAGAGGATGACAGTCGAGCCAGCGGTAGGATTCCCGTATAGCCAAGAAGCCGAGAAGTCGATCCTGTCTTGCATCCTTAACTCCGAGGATGCTACTGCGACGGCAATGGCCAAGCTGACACAGGAAGAATTCTTCAGCACAGCGCACCGCAAGGTGTTCAAGACAATGCGGGAGATGTACGATAGCGGAATCGATGTTGACCCTACGACTCTTGTTGACCAGTTGAAGGGCAGGGGGATTCTTGACGAGGTTGGTGGGCTTCAATTCGTCTCCGATCTGGTAACGTACGCCAACCCGGACAAGATCAGTAGCTATATCAAGATCGTCCACGATAAGTACACGTTGCGCAGACTGCTCCGTGCGGCGAGTAAGATCGAATCTGCAGTCTACGATGAGGGGGTGATAGACGCGAGGCTTGCCTTGGAGTTGGCGGAGAGTGCCATATTCAACGTGAGTAGCGATATCGTTAAGTCCGATGCTATTGATATCCATAGTGCCATCAAGACTACGTTCGACGCACTACAGGATCGGATTGAGGCTGGCGGTAAGATCCCAGGTGTACCGTCCGGCTTTAGATATCTTGATCGGATGACGGCTGGCTTCAAGCCTGGACAATTGATTATCATTGCTGGCCGACCAGGCATGGGCAAGACCAGCTTCGCATTGAATGTTGCTATGAACGCCGCTATGCATCACAATGTCGGGACAGTACTATTCTCGCTGGAGATGTCGCACGAAGAACTGACCGAACGTATGCTCAGTGCGGAGGCCGAGGTAGATTCTCAGAAGCTACGTATCGGTGATGTCAACGACGATACAGCTAGGAGCCTTGCGTATGCGGCGGGACGGCTGAATGGCTGTCCTATCTATATCAATGACAGTGCCAGTATGACGCCGCTTGAGATGAGAGCAAACCTTCAGCGTATTATGATCGAATCCAAGGATAAGATCGGGCTTGTGGTGGTTGACTACTTGCAGTTGATGACCAGTGGCGATCCGAAACTGGCAGGGAACAGAGTGCAGGACGTAACAAAGATCAGCAGGGACTTAAAGGTCATGGCGCGTGACCTTGGCATCCCGATCATTGCGCTTAGCCAGTTGAACAGGTCCATCGAAAACAGGGAAGACAGAAAGCCGCAGTTGTCCGATCTACGTGAATCTGGGGCTATTGAGCAGGATGCCGACATCGTTATGTTCTTGCACAGAGAGGAGGTTGTGACCGGTCCTTACGACAAGAAGGGCAAGGATGTACGTGGCCTCGCAGAAGTGGTTGTCGGTAAACAGAGAAGCGGTCCAATCGGGAAGGTGACCTTGCGCTTCTTGGCAGAGTACACTAAATTTACCGACGCATGGGAGGGGACTACATACCACAACGAGGAAGAGCATGAAGACTTCTCGCTACCATTTGATTGAGGTTGTCTACCTCTTGGCTCTGACGATGATCATTGGACTGGTTGGCTGGACGATGAGGGAGCGTTCGCTATCGAAGCCGACCATTGAATACATCGAACTAGACCCAATTGTCGTTCGTGACTCATCGCTGTACTGGGCTGGCAAATATGATATAGATGCAGAGCTTGCCAAACAGATTATGGACCTTGCTGAAGAGTACGGGTTCGACAAGGAACTGGTGTTCTCTGTCATTAGGACAGAGTCCAGTTTTCGGCCTGACGCGAAGAGCGCAGTGGGTGCTATTGGGCTTATGCAGGTGATGCCGCGTACGGCACGGATCTATCATCCTGGCATTACCAAGGCAGAATTATACGATGAAGAAACAAACATACGCATCGGACTATCCTATCTACGTGACATGATAGATGAGTTTGGTACTATCGAAGGCGCACTGATTGCCTATAATGCCGGACCAGGAAGAGCACGAAGGATACTTGACAAACATGGGACCGACGTTTATTATGTACGCACGGTCCTAGCAGACTAATGCCACAGAGGGAGGATGAGTTCGGTGTCCGACATACATACGGCGACGAATTCAATCGTATATCATCGATGGATTGCTGTGTGTGCGGCAAACGTGGCTGGTGGGCACACCACGTAAAGCACGTAAAGAACGGAGGCAGGGACCACGGGAACTTGGTTCCGCTCTGTCTCCAGCACCACACGGAGATCCACAGTATCGGTCGCTTGACATTTGGAGAGAAGTACGATATTGTCCTTGAAGAGATAGCACGTAGTATCGCTGATTGACAAGTTGGCCCTGATGCTTGTACCTGAGTGGATAGCTGATCAGGTCACGGTGACGGCCCGTCAAGCCAGAGTGACCAAGGGATACTTTGCATAATACGAAGCACTGCCCGAAACGACAATGGAGTCCTGGTGCGAGTCCGCTGATGGCTGGCGTTGCAAAGTGTGAATTCGTTGGTTGGTAGTTGGTAACTATACCCTAGCAAGCGTCAGGGCCAACATAATATCCAAAGGAGGATATAATCCAATGCACCACGTTAAAAGTTACGACCAGTTGGACATCGGTTACAATGTATTAATCGACACTGTCATTGACAATGCCGTCAACATTCTGTTCCCGATATTCAAGACGTACGGCTGGATTTGGCAAGGCTGGCAACCGACCAGAGCAGACATTAAGGAAAAGGTATACTCTTTAGTTGACTCTTGCTTCTCCATGCTGAGCAACGATGACGAAATGCTGGACGCAGTGTCCAGTAGTGGACGACTGACAGTCAGAGTAGAGAAGTGGGGAGATGGCCACGATGTCACTATCTGCCTGAACGTAGGTCAGTTTTATGTTGAGTTGGACAAGGAGGCGGGAGATGGATAAACAGTCGATTGTTTTACGGGACTGCACGATAATGCTGACACGCGCACTGAACGACATTGTGTACGAGTTGGAGTCCATTAAGCATATTCTTGGGACTCTGCACCGTACTTGCAGGATGTGCCACGAACCATTAGGCTCTACACCAGGCAACGTGTGCAGGCAATGTTTCTCGCAGGAGGTGAACGTTGAAGAAGAGTTTTGAAATTACTGAGAAGACCACACACGAAGAGATCCTGGAACGTCTGGACTTGGAGTTAGACAAGACACTCCGTGCCGCTCAAAGGAATACCAGGATCGGCCTCGTGTTCAGTGTTGCTGGCTTTGTGCTCCTGTTGTACGTATTGTTCCTTCTACCACTATGGTTAAAGTAAGATGAAACTATTGGCACAGGCTACGTTGGCGGCATTGGTAATTGTGTCTGCGGTTGCTGTGATTGTGGAAGGAGTGGGACACAGTAAACGCAGGTACGGACAGGACGAGTATATCGGTGAGTGGGATGTGGACTGGTCTAGTTGGCCAGTTACGTTCAAAAGAAAGAAATGAGGCAATCAATGAATTACCGAAGGATGGACCAGGTTGTATTCTGGATCGTGATTGTTTGTGTGCTGGCAATCTTCGTTGGGCTGATTGTAGGGTGTTCCGGTGGCAGCATCTACGAACCGGACTGTGGCGATCCGTTCAATGCCTGCCCGACACAGTTTGACAGTGTATTTCCACTTGAAGTGCCGATGGTGAAGCCATGACTAACCGACCGTTGAGTGAGCGGGCACGGGATGCCATTGAGACGGCAATCGAGACAGTCGGTACGGAGATGCGGTTAGCGAATAGCGACAGTTGGCGGTCGAAACTGACAACCGATCTTGCGGTACTTCGCAAACTGCGTAAAGAAATCGCCACGCTGGAAGCGGAGCGGGACCGTCTGCGGGAGGCGTTGGGCCTCTACGGAGTACACGACGCTGACTGTGATTTGTTAGCACCGGATTTCCATGACAGACCCGACCCGTGTTCGTGTGGGCTGAGTACTGCGCTGGAGGGAGGTGACGGTGAGTGAGTTGAGCGAACGGGCCACGAGATTGTTCAATAAACCCGACGCCGAGTGGGACGCGGATGATTGCTTGGAGCTTGATAGCGTTCTTGACGAGATCGACGCGCTGGAAGCGGAACGGCTCGCTCTTATGCGACACTTGGATGCCGCAAACCTGCGCGAGCGTCGGCTGGAGTCGGAGCGGGACCGTCTGATGGAACGGGTCGAAGAACTGGAGCGAGCGCGGAAGTGGAGCCGAGAAAGCCCGAGGTTCTATTCTGACAGCAACGCAGACGCCGAACTGAAAGGGGGCGAGGAGTGAGCAACGAAAACATCTACCGGATCGTCGCGTGGGTTGGTTTCGCGATGCTGTTCTCGGGATGCTGGATGCTTGCACCCGCCGCCGCGCTGATAGTGGGTGGCGTATTGCTGTTGGCGTTGGCGGTTGTGGCGATTGACCCGGAAGGGGGCGACGATGAGTGAAACTGAACCGACACGAATACAAGCTGCCAGTCGGCTCGCGTTCCATCCTGATTGCGGTATTTGGCCATGCGGAAAGTTTGCGCCAGAAGGTGCCATCGAATATGTCCGCGCCGACCTGTATGCCGCGCTGGAAGCGGATCGGGACTGTCTGCGGAATGCGCTGGAAATAGCTGTCGGGTGTGCGATTCATAGCGGCGGGACAGTATGTATCGGATGTGCGGATCGTGTCCGTGCTGCGCTGGAAGGAGATGATGATGAGCAGACCGTTGAGTGAGCGGCAAAGGCAATCGGCGCGGAAAGTCCCATATAGCGGCGATCCGGAATATATCCGCGAAACGATGGAGGCATACGCCGACGAGATCGCCGTGCTGGAAGCGGAACGGGACGAACTTGTAGATGACGCGAAGTCGTGGGTTGTGTGCTCCCGACATTGGGACGTGGCGTGGAAGTGGGATAGTAGGACGCTAGAAGATTGTCCGGTCTGCAAGCTGGAGGCGGAGCGGGACCGTCTGCGGGAACGGGTCAAGGAACTGGAGTTGTGGGCGTTCGAACCGGAAGGGGGCGACGGATGACACTTGGGACTTATTGCTGGCTGCTCGTTCTCGCCGGGGCGGCTGGTGTGTTTTCGAGTTGGCTGGACGGGGGGCGACGATGAGTGACCGGTCATTCGGTGATTTCCTGCGGAGTTGTGCAAGCCATCCAGCCCGTGATCGAAACAGTAGCGGGCAGTGTCTAGTGTTTCCCGAAGAAATATCAGCGTGGGCGACACGGGTAGATGAGATCGAAGCGGAGCGGGACCGTCTGCTAATGGAACGCGACCAAGCGATCTTGAGGCTACATACCATAGAAACCAACTTCCGAAAACTGGCCGCGCTGGAAGGGGGCGACGATGAGTGAATACGATCTTCTGATCGTGGGTGGAGCGAAGCAGGGACCGCTCACAGAGATCGAGGCGTGTGAGGACACGGGGATTCGGTGCGCTGGTGAATGTCCCGTGCATAACGGCGATAGGTGCATCCGGGTGTACTACTCGGGTGAGCGGTTCGCGAAGCTGGAGCAGGAGCGGGACCGTCTGCGGGAGATATGCAAACGGCTCGCCGTTGAATTAGAGGAAGAAGTGTGTAGCCGGTACGGAGTGACTTCTTACGAAGAGCGTGACCATATCTATACAACGTTGCTGTCAAGGTTCGACCGCGATATGGACGCTGTCTTGGAAGCGAATGAGATATTAAAGGAGGACGACGATGAGTGACATTGAGGCCACGGGCTTTATGTATATCAGGGTCAAGAACGCTATTGAGGTTGTGAAAGTGAAAGGTGGAGATGTAACTCTCCGGGTGATGGGGAACGAGATCGTCGCTCGGAAAGGAAGCACGGTTGATCTGGCCCCATTAACCGTGGCCTTGGAGGAATACGAAAGATGAGCGAGTTTAGTGAAAGGGTGCGGACAGCCGCCTTCGTAGACCCATCTGCACTACGTGATTGGGCTGATGAGATAGAAGCGTTGATAGCGGAGCGGGATGATTATAAGCTTGCGCTGGTGGATTGCCTTAAGAGCCGCTCCTACGAACTTCGTCGGTTGCAAATGATAGTTGAGATGGCGTGGAAGGTTGTAGGTGACAGCCAGGAGTGGGACTGCGACTGTCCTGTATGCGCCGCGATCCGTACTCGGACGCCGCACGCGCTGGAAGGAGGACGACGATGAGTGATTATGGATATCTGGAATACAGGTTTGACAGGGATCGCGTAGAGCGGTCGAAAGAATTGACGGTGATGGACATCGATGCCGAGGGCGTAGAGTTGCCAGAGCGTCACTATATGGTCGTCGGTGGCAATCAGCCGCACTACGTCGTCACGAAGCCGCATCCAGACTGTGACTGTCACGATTTCTCGTGGGGGCACGACAGGCTGTGTAAGCATCTGATTGCGGCTCTGTATCACGAGGGCGATAACCATATATCCAATATTGTGGATAACGTCACTAGCGGCGACACGAGCATCAAGAGGATTATGGAGGTGACAATCCTGTCCGGCCCTCCGTTTGCAGGACAAGCATCGTATATCAAGAGTATGGCAAAACCTGGTGATTTCGTGTGGCAATACGACGTTGTAATGCCAGCCGTTACAGTTGGGCTGGGACCGTACGGACTGAGCGTCACGACCAAAGAGGTGGTCCGTAAGATGCGGGAGGCCGCGATTACGGCTATCATTAATGCGCGGGAACATCCGAAGAACGAGATCGAACATGCGTGGATTGTAGGCTCTTATCCTTCTGCCACTTCCAGGCACGATCTGGCGACAAAGGTAAAAGGGGAAGTATTGGTATTCAAAACCGAACCAGAAGATTGCGCTGTCAACGCAGAGATGGCAGGTTTGGACACAACCCAAGTCAAGAGAGTGAAACGTTATGCCGAAAACTGGTGGGAAACGTTCTCCGCGCACCCGAACGACATCGAAATCCAAAAGTAATGAAGAGGTAGTGCCGGTCGTGGGCGTCAACCCGGATTTGGTGTACGAGCTACGCCAGATACGGTGGACGGCAAACCACCTGAGAGCCAAGGTAAGCGGGATGGCCTCAGCGTTCGATGGCAGGACAAAGGAAGGAAAAGAGATGAAGGATATGGTGAGGGACGCACAGGTCCACTTTGCTCAAGCGCGTGACACCGTAGGCAGGTTCCTTCGCATGTATTCCGATGAGCCGCTTGACGATGATTTGCGAGACTGACGAGTATACCGTATAATGCAATTCGACATATTTGCAGAGTCCGGCAATGGAGTGGAAACATTTAAGGGGACAAGGATTCTCCAGATAGAAGAAAGCGTGGCAGGGCCGTTTATTGAAAAGTGGCACTACTCAGGCAGAGTACCAACCGGGAAAAATATTTACTTTGGCTGGTACGGAGAAGCCGGACTTTACGCTGTTGCGGATTACGGTATTGGAGTGAATCCGTATCAAGCGCAATATCTTTCTGAGGCTACGCAGTACAATGTTACGAATGATTCACTACTTGAGCTTAAGCGATTGTGCAGAGTAGAACCGAAGAATGACGAGTTACCATTGACTGCATTCATATCCAGGTGTCACAAGTTGCTAAAGAGGACAGGCATTAAGCATATTGTCAGTTTCAGTGACCCGGAATACGGACACGATGGCGGTGTCTATAAGGCTGCCAACTTTAAGAATCTTGGTAAGACGAATGAAGAGTATCACTTAGTAGACGAAGACGGAGAGTTGAGGCACAGACGGTACGCCTATAGATATGCCAAGAGAAACAACATAAGCACCCAAGAAGCAAGGAAAGTACTGAAGCTGGAAAGAAGGAAAACTATGGCTAAAGATAGATGGTACATAAGAATAGGGTGATGCAGATAAGCATCCCCTGGAAGTATGTCGTGTCAAAGAACCAGAAGATAACTGTGTGGAATAACCGCAGTCCAGCATTGACTGGTGCATATCGTGCAGCAAAGGAGTCTGTCCGCGAGATCGCAAAAGAACAAATTGGTACAGAACCTTACGATGAGTCTGTGGAGATTGAGTTCATAATGTTTCCACCTGACCGTAGACGCCGAGATATACTGAACTACACACAGCTAATCTGTGACGCAATTGAAGGGGTGGCGTATACTAACGATTGGCGTATCGACAAAGCTACTGTCATCAGGGAAACCGTTGACAGGGAGAACCCTAGAGTAGAAGTGAGGGTCTACTGTAATGAGGGATAGAGATTTCGATGATATCGACTTCGACTGGCCTTGCCTTAATGAAGAGGATGGGTTAGATTGTGAGTATCCATTCTGTCAATGCGAGGCAATGAAGTACTCAGAGTACCTCAAAGAGTTGCCGGACATATTCGATGACGAAGAGATATTCGATGAGGAATGGAACGATGGCTTAGATTTTGAGCCTGGGGAGGGGTGGGAAGATAGGGGTTTCTAGCCATTACGTCTGTAAAGGAGAGCATTATGGAAAGGGAACAGTTGGACAATTTTCAAGTCATCCGGTGGGTAGATGGAGCTAGTGAGTGTGTACACGATTTTGCTAAGTATCCATCAGTCGGCGGTATGATAAGAATAGTCAAATGCCGCAAGTGCAAGCTTGAGGCCATGATAACCACAGAAGAATAATTCAACATCCAAATGTCGTGGAGGGAGTAGTGTCTTCAAAATTCAAGGAACCAGCGTTGACGCCTATCGCTAAGGAAATACTGAAGCGTAGGTATCTCATTAAGGACGAGCAAGGGAACCCTATCGAAACACCAAGAGACATGTTCCTGCGTGTCGCCAGTACTATTGCAGAGGTGGAACGGGACTATGGCTACGACGACGCCAAGGTAGACGCGCTCACTGAGAGCTACTACAATATGATGGCGACTGGTGTGTGGCTACCTAACAGCCCGACACTGATGAACGCAGGGCGACCGCTTGGCCAGCTATCTGCCTGTTTTGTCTTGCCTGTCGAAGACGAGATGTCTAACGGCAAGGACGGCATCTACGATACACTACGGGATATGGCCATTATCCATAAGTCTGGTGGTGGGACAGGGTTCAGCTTCTCGAAGCTACGACCGGCTGATGCACAAGTGAAATCCACCACCGGTGTGGCGTCTGGCCCGATCAGCTTTATGTCGTTGTACGACGCCTCTACAAACGTGGTCAAGCAGGGGGGCACAAGGCGTGGCGCGAATATGGGGATACTGCGTATCGACCATCCGAACGTCATTGAATTCATTGACTGTAAGACAGACACCAGCAAGATAACGAACTTCAATATCTCGGTCGCCATCACAGATGACTTTATGGCGGCAGTAGACAATGGCGAGAAGTGGGACTTGAAGTTCAATGGCGTTGTTTATAATACCGTAGACGCCAAAGAGCTATGGGAGCGTATCTGCGCTAACGCTTGGCATACTGGTGAACCAGGACTGTTCTTTATTGATGCGGCAAACAGGGAGAATCCTGTGCCTCATCTCGGTGTGTACGAGGCCACGAACCCGTGCGGCGAACAGCCGTTGCTGCCGTACGATGTATGTAACCTTGGCTCGCTCAACCTTAGTAAGTTCGTTACCGAGGAAAAGACGATTGATTTCGATGGGATGAGAAAGGCCATTCACCTGTCCACCAGGTTCCTGGACAGCGTTATCGACGCCAATAACTATCCACTGGAAGAGATCGATGACTTGGCCAAGCGAATTCGTCGGATCGGGAACGGTGTGATGGGTTTCGCTGATATGCTAATTAAGATGGGTGTGCCGTACGGCACAGAGGACTCCATTGAAATCGCAGAGAGCGTGGCTAAGTTCTTCGTCGCTGAGTGTCTGAACGCATCTGAGCAGTTGGCCGAAGAGAAAGGCAACTTCCCGGAGTGGGTGGACTCTATCTTTAACGAAGGGACGTACGAACGCCATATGCGTAACTGTAACGTGACTACTGTTGCACCGACAGGGACTATCAGTATCATTGCAGGGTGTTCCAGCGGCATTGAACCACTGTACGCTGTCGTGTTCAAGCGGAACCAAGCTGGCGTCGAGTTCGTCGATGCACACGAACAGTTCAAGGCAGACCTTGATGCGTGGGGCGTGGCGGCTTCTGTGGTTGACGAGGTCTATAACGAAGGGACAGTCGATATCCCGAGTATACCAGCGGATATCAGAGAGATCTATAAGACAAGTGCGACAGTAAAGCCTAACGAGCATATTGATATGCAGATTGCGTGGCAGAAGTATATCTGTTCCGCGATCAGTAAGACAATCAATCTGCCGCACGACAGTACGGTCAGTGACGTAGCTGATGCCTATACGCGAGCGTACCGTGGCAAGTGTAAGGGTGTCACAGTATACCGTGACGGCTCCAGACCTGGGCAGGTGCTGTCCACTGGCAAGACTGGCACAGTCAGCAAGAAGCAGTTTAAGAGGCCGGACGTTCTGATTGGCAAGTCGCACAAGATTGACACGCCAATCGGCAGAATGTATATTACGGTCAACACAGACGATGCCGGTAATCCAGTCGAGGTCTTCGTGAGTGTAGGCAAGGCTGGTGGCTCTACGACAGCTAATAGTGAGGCTATTGGGCGGCTTGTAAGTCTATGCTTGCGCTCCGGTGTCACTGTGGACGCCATCTACAGACAGCTTCGCGGGATATCGTCTGAACGGGCACTTGGGTTCGGGACGAACCGTGTGTTGTCCGGGCCGGATGCTATTGCGCAAGTGCTTAGAGAGTATGCTGACGACCCAGACGCAGAGCCGTCCGACAACGGCGTTGAGTTTGCGGCTTGTCCAGAATGTCATTCTGAGCTTACATTTGAAGAAGGTTGTTACGTATGCCACGCTTGTGGCTATTCCGGGTGTGCATAACACAACAGGAGGATTGATGAGGTACGGGATCGTCGGGTCCAGGAACTTCGGGAATCTGGAACTTGTACGACGGTTTGTGTCTAGGTTGCAGGACGATGACATAGTCGTGTCTGGTGGTGCGCGTGGCGTAGATGCAACAGCGGCACGGTTCGCCCGCGCCAGAGGGCTGAAGGTGGAAGAGTATATACCAGACTGGGAAAAGCTGGGTAAGGCGGCTGGCTATATACGCAATAAGGACATAGTAAATAATTCGGACATATTGGTGGCATTTTGGAATGGGACCAGCAAGGGCACTGAACATTCTATCCTTATCGCCAGGAAAGCCAAGAAAAAGGTGTTCATTGTAAATGAGGACGGGAGCTTCGATACATGAAACCCTACTATGCAGACGAGTTTGTCACGCTATACAATGCTGACAACACGGACCCGGACTTGGACGATGTCTTTACGGGTGAGTACGACCTGCTACTAACGGATGTACCGTACAATATCTCGCAAGAGAGTAACGGACTCCGTAACCTGAACTATGGCAGTTGGGATGTAGGCTGGGATATGGACAGGTTCTGGGACGCATACCCAGTTAAATGTAATAGCATTTATATCTGGTGTTCGGCGGAACAGTTGTCGTATTTTCTGACGCACTTGAATGGGCGTGGCTACAGTACCAGAGCGATAGTATGGCAGAAGCCAAACCCGTCTCCAATGAACGGCGAGCATATTTACCTGTCCGGTGCTGAGCTTTGTGCGTACGGCAAATTGCCAGGCGCAACATTCAATGGGATGTGCTTATCGAATGTTATGCAGGTACAGGGCGACAGACCAAAGCTACATCCGACACAGAAACCTGTGGCACTGTTCCACCAGTTGATCCAAGTCAGTACCAATGAAGGGGATATAGTACTGGACCCGTTCGTCGGCAGTGGAACAACGTTACGTGCGGCGAAGGATTTAGGGCGTCGTGCGGTCGGAATTGAAGTAGATGAAAGGTATTGCGAGATAGCGGCTTTGAGGTTGACTCAACAGACCTTGGGCCTCTGACTTGCGCTCTCTGGACATGTTGGTTATGTTTCCGTACTAAGGAAAACTGGTCGCGTATCGGGGGGAGCGACCGTATCTAATGAGACCCCTCTACAGATTATCATGGAGGATAAGATGACGGAACCGTTTGATATCGATGCTGCCCTTAAAGCAGTTGAAGTGGCGCAACAGGCCGCGCAGGGCGCGCAACAGGCCGCGCAAGAAGCGAAGCAGGCTGTAGAGTCAGCGCAGCAGGCAGCGCGTGGTGTCGGTGCTGAGACCAGTGCCGCAACGATTGAAACCGAGGTATCGCCGGCCAGTGTGGGTAAGGCGTGGGCCGCGAATTTGAAGCGAACGTACGATGAGTTCCAGGATATCAGCCTGACGGCGGCTCGGCGGTCGCAGCAGGATTTCGATGAAGTCCGTTCGTATGCCCGACTTGCCCTCGGCAATGCGGTCAACAACGCTGATATGCTGGCGAAGCAGGCTATTGCCCACAGGGATATCGCCACGGATCGTACGTGGAACGTTGACGAGGTGTCTACGCTTACGGCCAAGTCTGGCGTACAGGCTGACGCTCTTGTAGCGATCTTAGTGGAAGCTCTGCGGCAGGAGATTGCTGCGAAGTAAGTAGTAATGAAAGGGTTTTGAAATAAAGTTTGGGAGGCAGAGCAATGCCCACCCAAGATGGGAGTTTCCTCCTTTCGCCCATCTTCTTGCTCTGTCTCCCACCCCTATCTGAAATGGAGATAGTCGTGGCTAAGAAGAAACAATGCTGGCTGTGCTCCACGGAGCAGGAACGACTCAGGAAACTGCCTAACGGTGTGTTTATCTGTGACCCATGCTACGAAGAACGTAACCCACTGTTCAAGCTTGGCGAGTCGTGGCATATCTGGAAGAACAGGGCGACACTATATAGACGTAGTCGTAAGGAAATTGAGAAGATTGGCAAGCCGAATATCAGAATGGATCAGGCCAATAAGCTGATCAACCGGATGGAGGCGGCAAAGAAGCAGGACAGGGGTTAAGAATACGAAAGGAGCACAGGTATGCCTATCTACGAGTACAAGTGTGTGTTGTGCGGCAACGTGCAAGAACAGTTCTTCCAGAGTCAGCTTGACAAGGTGACCTATTGCCATAAATGCGGTGGATCGTGTACGCGCATCCTGTCACAGACATCCCCGCCGCGTGGGTTCGGTGAGTCTGCGATTGACCGTGTCAACAAGAATTGGGACAAGACACCTGGCCTGAAGGGCAAGCGAGGCAAGTGATGTGGAGACAAGAGCTTCCGTTTGAGCTTGTGGCCTTGCTGTGTGCCAAAGATACTGTCGGACTACGTGAGCAAGCAGGTAACCGTGGCCCAGCTATTGAGGTGATTCAGCGAGCCGCTAACGTATCCATTGGCGCACCTTGGTGTGCCGCGTTCGTCAACTGGTGCGCCGAATATGCGTCTGTCGTAAAAAATGAACGAAGTCCACTCGAAAGCGTGGAGTTCCAGGCGTACGTACCCAGTTACCATAAATGGGCAAAAGATAACGGGCTTACGATTCCATTTGAAGAGGTCTATCCAGGTTCCATCTTCCTTAAGTGGAACCTCGACAAACGACGGTGGGGACACATGGGCTTTATTGAGTACCATATTAATGACGGTGTCGTGAGACAGATTAAAACAGTTGAAGGGAATAGTAACGATACAGGTAGTAGTGAAGGGCTGGAGGTCGTAAGACTGGTCAGAGATGTTGATGTTGGAACGTACGCTTTCATTGATTGGAGGAAGAGATGACGCAGGGACCACAAGTATCGGCCTTATTGCCCATCGAAT